TTACGAGAGAGAACGGATATGCTAGGTAGGTAAGTTATGGTATAATAAAAGAAGATTGATGATTGAATGCTGATAGTGAGAGTAGGTAATAACTATGTTTCACTATCAATACCTAGTTATTAATCGAACATATAATAATTATATGTTTAAATAACAGGACTTTTCGAACATTAACAACAAGGAGATAGTTATGGTTATGGAAGCAACTGCAATAAATGCAAGAGGCGAGTTAGAATGCTCGTGTTGTCACTTGCTAGCAGAGTATAGGTTCAAAGGGAAGGTAGATGGTAAAACCGTCTTAGCATTCTCTTGTTCTAACCCTCTGCATTATGAAGATGCAAGGATTATGGTTGGTGGAAGTATACTGGAGGATAAATAGTGGGAGTAGCTGTTTATTTAGTTAAGAAAGTTTACAAATGCTCTTTATGTGATAACCAATCATATTACAGGATTACTAGTGGTGATTGTGAAGTCTCTACTTGTGCAGATGATGAATGCTATGTGAAAGGAATGAAACTTATTGATGAGGAGGATACACGCTATGCCAAAGACTAAAACTTATATTACTATAGATAATGAGAAAAGCTTGGCAACAGCTAAGCACGCAGTAGACGCAGCAAGGAAGGCATTAAAGGAGGCTGACGAACAGTTAGCTAAAGCATTGGAATCTTTTATTGAGGAGGAACTATTATGAGGTTGTTATTGGTTTTATTACTATGTTCTGGCTGTGCAATGCAGCTAAGAGCTCAGGAATGTAAGTGTTCTGACCATTCAAGGCAGGTACACAAACTAATGGAGACAAAGTGTCCCTGTGTACAGGCTTATGAGAAGAGGCTAAGTGATAGTGAAAAGAACATCGCAAAGCTTATGAAGGAACGTGTTGTAACCAAACAAGTACAAGCTGTAAAGCAAGTACAGGTTGCAGTTCAGGAACAAGTCAGTGTTACGAAGAAAACGTACGGCTCAATGAAGAAGCCTTATAAGACTATAACTATCGATGTATATCAGGAAACTGATGTGAAAGTAGAGCAACGTCAGAAGCAGATAGCTGCACTGATAGCTCAACTAAAACAGCTACAAGAGTCTAAGGTTGAAGTAGAACCTAAGATAAAGGTGGTTGTACGATGATTATGTTGATATACATTGCAGTATCTCTGATAGGAACAGCTATGGTAGTTGCTCTTATAAGAGGTGGAAAATAAGATAAGCCCCCTATATACTGGGGGGCTTTTTTATTATAGACAGTTATAGTCATTTGTTGTGGCTTCTATAGACAAGCATTTTAAAGTGTGATATATTGTAAACGGTGGGGGCGCAGATTAAAATCTAGCCATAAAAATAAATACTATAAATGAATAAGATTTACATGCTTTTGCGAGTAGATTTTGAGGATAAGAAGATTAAGGAAGATATCTATCTTCTTGCCTTAGAGAGACTCGTAAGCAACTATAAGAATATAGAAATCCTTCCATGGTATTGTGATGACATAAAAAAAGTAATACAGAGCCATGAGATTAGATGCGAAGGTAAACAAAGAGAGAAAGCCTTGGGAAAATAAAGATAAGGAGTACGATAAAGAAGAGGCTAAAAAATTAATGGAAGAGTTATTAAAAAAAATTAACAAAAAAAAATGCAAGGACAATTAATATTAATATTCGTAGTGGGTGGTATAGCTGGTTATGCTTTTAATGGAATTGTGACCCATATTACTCAATACAGAGAACACATAGACGTTAATGGTATGTTAGATACTGTGATGTCTGACTTTAATGACGTGTGTGATGAGTTAGAGCAACACGGATACAAACTATATAGGTTGAATGGTAAGTTAGAGATTAGAAAGAAGAAAAAGAAAGTAACTAAGAAATAATGGAAGATACTATTTGTGAGGATTGTAAAAAGAAACTAGATAAGGAATATGGTTACTATGCAATACAAAGAGATAGTAAGAGGGTGGTACTATGTGTACCGTGTAAAACTAATAACAAGAAATAATGGCAAAGAAGTTTGAAGAATATGATATTAAAGATATCATGGAGTTAGCAGCAAGAGAGTTCGCTTTTAATAGAACTTGTGCTTGTGGTAAACCAATGGGATTCAGTATTTATGAAGGTAAGGACGATGGTAAGCCTAGGGCATCAAAGATGTGTTACGATTGTAACATGGCAAAAAAAGATGGGGGGAGTACTCAGGGCAACTCTCAAGATATTCCAGTTCCCGTAAACACAAATGATTTAGCATTCTAATATGATACCAACTGAACACGAAGAACAATGTGCTCTTGTGCAGTATCTAGAACTAAAAAAGCTAAAGTTTACCTCGATACCAAACTCAACATATACAAAGAGTTGGAAACAGAAGGCGAAGAATAAAGCAGAGGGGTTAAGACCTGGATTACCAGATTTGCTGGTGATAGTTAAAGACCACTTAGTGTTTATAGAGATGAAAAGAGTCAAAGGGGGGCGTGTTAGCGAGCATCAAGAAACGTGGATTGCTGCGCTAAATGATTGTAAATCTGTACAGGCATTTGTATGCTACGGTGCAGATGAGGCAATGAACTTAATAGAGAGATTAAATAAATAATAAAATAATATGCAAAAGTTAAAAGATGAGGTTACTATTTCAGGAGAGTTGTTAACGGCAATGTTTAACTTCATGTCAGTGAAGGGGACATACGCCGAGGTATCAGGAATGATTAGTGAGTTCAATAAACAAGTTGAAGACTTTTTAGTTGAGATGACAGAAGAAGAGGTTGAGGAAGCTTTGGAGAAATCTAATCAGTCACCAGACAAAGAGTAGTGCAAAAACATGTTAAAAATTACATGAAGTATCACGGGTATTGTAAAGAGGATATAATACTTTGTGAAGATTGCGGTGCAGTAGCAGTGGATATTCATCACCGTGTTCTAAGGAGTCAAGGTGGCTCTGACGAGATAGAAAATCTAGTGGCAGTTTGCAGGGGCTGCCATGAGGATTATCATAAAAATATAAAAAAATAACATTATGTATATAAATGCTAAGAAATATAGGAAAGCTAAGCAGCAAGCATATATGGACGCATCAATAATTAAAGATGGTGAGTCTGATATACAACTTCACAGAGTGAAGAGGTGCAAAACGTGTGGTATCTGGTTTAAAACAAGTAAGGGTGATAGATATGTTCAACAGTGGAAAGCACAGAACAGATTAGATTGCCCTATCTGTAGGTGGGAAGGTAAACCAGCAGTAATTAAAAAGATAGAAGAAGACCAAGGAATGACCTGGGCTGAGTTTACTGAAAAGAAAGTTCAAGAGCACTCAAGAATAAAAGAGGCAAGGAAACGATATAATGAAGCAACTGGTTTAAAGGTAATTAATGAACCAATATGTACAAGGGAGTAGTTTACTTTATTAGTAAACTATAGTATAATACAAAAAGATAACCAAAGAATATGTCTAAAGAAGGTGGCTCACCAGACATTGATGAGCAAAAAGTTAAGGAATTAGCTGACCAGTTAGAAGAACACTTGTTTATGCAGAAAGATGCTGAACAGCTTTTAGAAGAAGGGTACGAACAAATGCCTGAAATAGTTTTAGATGAACTTAAAAGCAGAAAACAGAAATGGAGAGATATGATAGAAGCTGCTGAGAAGAGTTACTCTAAACGAATGGAAGAAGAATACAAAGACGTTATTAAGGCACAGAAAGAACTAGAGAAGAGAAGTGTAGTACATTGTACTAACGAATCATTTAAGAAGCTTGTTGATAAGGCAGAGGGGGAAGATAAAGAACATCTTATTAGAATAAAAGAAGTTTGGATACCTATGCTTAACGCATTCTTTACAGGGCAGTCAGATGATATGGATAACAGATTTGGATTAAGGAACGTTCAGAAGTACGAGACACTATCAGATGAGCAAAGGGAGAAACTAATAGCTGAGGGACAGAACCCAGGTTACGAAGTGCCTATGTTTGATAAAGATGGTAAGCCAATCCTAGAAGAAAGATTAGTAATGTATAATGAAGATAGAGCTAGTGCTAAGTACTATATGTTATACCTAGGAGAGATAATGGAAAGAATCCTTAAGTACAATGTTAAAGAATACAAAAATAGAATAAGACGAAAATGAAATACATTATAACAATTATCATATTACTGGCGTCAGTAAACACAGCTAGTGCCTATGACACTATGACTAGTAGAGAGTATTATAAGATGCAGGTTAGTAAGAAAGCTAATTCATCTGTAGGTGTTCAGAATCATTTCCCAATGAGGTTTAAGAAAACAGGGACTGAAGGATTTGCAAGATATAACTTCCTAGCAGAGAGTGCCTTTAGAAAGAGGCTACTTATAGGACTTAGAGCAGCAATGCTTAATAATGTAAGGAAGAACGGTAGAAACTTTGATGCTTATTTCAGAGCAGATGCCGCAAGACAAGCAAGTAAGAAGCAAGATGAAAATTAAAGCAACTATAGATGGTGGTAATATAGATGTTGACCTAATCGTAATTGATGAGTGGGCTAAGAATCAAAGAGACGGAGAGTACACAGTGGAGATTAAGCGATACTTTAAAAATAGAAGTTTAGCAGAGAATAGATATTATCACGGCGTAGTGTTAAAAATCCTTGGAGATGAGTTAGGGTATGAGAAGGACGAAATGCACTACGCTTTGAAAGAGAAGTTCATAGAGAACTGGGAAGACGATAATGGTCTTAAACAATTGAAGAGTACTAGTAGAATGGATACAACAACATTTGAAGAGTACTTATCGAAAGTAAGAATGTGGGCTAGTAAGGAATTGCATGTTTACATACCATTGCCGAACGAATAATTGGGGGGACTTAAACCAATTATATGAAAAAGAAATACAAATACAGTGTAATAAACATAGGAGGATTAGAGATAGACTTTGGTGTTATAGGCAAGTGGCTTAAGCATCAAGAGGAAGGAGAATATGTGGTGACAATAGAAAAGATAACTAAGAAAGATGAGTGATAATCAAGTAGGTAGACCGACTAAAATGGACGAGCTTACAGTCAAGAAACTGGAGGAAGCATTTGCATTCGGTTGTACTGACCTTGAAGCTTGTTCTTATGCAGATATAAGTAAGCAAACTCTGTATAACTACCAAGATAAAAACCCGGGATTTATTGACCTAAAGGAGCGGTTGAAGGAAAAGCCTGTTCTACTAGCGAGAAAGACGGTGATGGACAAGATGACTGATGACGGTAAGTTAGCAATGGACTTCCTTAAGAATAAGAAGAGCGATGAGTTTAACTCTAAGAAGCTAATAGAAGGCACAATGGAGGTTAAGAGTGTTAACGATTATTTAGATGAGTTAAAGAATGGTGAGGTGGAATCATTTAACGATTTGTAATGAAACTAACTAATATAAAGAACATACGAGACAAGATGATGACTTGTAAGTTCGAGACAGAACAAGAACTCTCAGAAGAGGAACATGAGTTCATAACAGGAACTATCGACTTTATGATGCAAGAGCTAAGAGGCGTTGGCACTTCAGAGACTATTAAGGTTAATGACCTTAACCAGATAATGGATACTATGAAGTTTAGCCTAGGGGATAAGCTAACAGAGGAGGTTATGGATATGAATACAAAGGATTGGAAAGAACAGATACAAACTAAAACAAATGAGTACAAACTTAGAGAAAGCAAAAAAGATACTAGCTCTGGAGAAGTTTCATCAGGAGGAGAGGAGTAATCTTATTGCGTTTATAAAGCACATGTTCAAACATGAAATGAAACAAGAGTTTCAAAGTAGCTGGCATTATGATGAAATTGCTAGCTCTCTTGAAGATATATTAAAAGGAGGTGATAAACGTATAATCATTAACGTGCCTCCTCGTAGCGGTAAAACTATGATGACTACTATTATGTATGCCATCTGGAGACTTGGTAGAAACCCATCAACTAAGATAGCAGTTATAGGTTACTCTCAGGAGCTCTCAGAGACGTTCTCACAGCAAGCAAAGGATTTATACATGTCAGATGCATATAAGCGTGTATTCCCTCAGCTAAGCCCAATAAGAGACGACCAGAACACAAAGAAGTATTGGAAGTTAGAAGAAGGAGGTTGTTACCTAGCGACCTCTGTAGATGGACGTATCACAGGTACTGGTTACGATTTGATTATCATGGACGATATGTTGAAGCCAGCTGATGCTAACTCTGATGTTAAACGTATACACGCTAACAACTGGTACTTAGATACTATCCCTTCTCGTTTAGATGACCCAGATAAAGGGGCTATTATTAATATTGCCCAAAGAGTACATGAGGAAGATTTACCAGGAATGCTTATTGATAGAGATATTGATAAGCAATGGAAGCTCTTAGAGTATAAGGCTATAGCTGAGGTTAATGAGAAGCATAGGAAAGTAGGAGAATCATTAATGAACAACAAGCATTTTAACTTAGCTAAATATGAGCAGATTAGAAGAGATACTTCAGACCTTGTTTGGAGCACGCAGTATCAACAGTCACCAATATCAGATGTTAATAGAGTTTTTCACAAAGAGTGGTTCAGGTATTATGAACACGGTGAAGGGGGGCAAATCTTCATTGCCGTTGACCCTGCTTCTTCCGACAACACTTCTTATGATACTGATTTTACTTCTATTTGTGTTGGTAGGTTCGATGGGGATAAGCTTTATATAGAGGATATGGCTTTTGGTAGGTTTAAAGATTACGAGCTTATTGATGAGATAGTGCATATGATACGTAAGTGGAATCCTATTAGTTGTGGTATTGAGAAGAATGGATTTCAGAAGTTTATCAAAGTGCCACTACAGTTAGAACTAGATAAGGCTGGGATATACTGCAGGTTAGAAGACATCTCCCAAGGTACAGCGAGGAAGGATAGTAAAGAGAAGATACGTAAGCTAGAGCCTCTTTACAGGAATGGGCAGATATTCCATAAAACTGGTGCTGCTTATATAGACGAGTTAGAAAGGCAATTACTATCTTTCCCAAGAGCAAACCATGACGATTTGCCTGACTCTGTACAGATGTTATTCGAGTTGTCACCATTAATAGGGGAACAAACAAGTACTATGGTTGATAGTTATTTCGGTGAGTACACGCCAGAATACGACAAGTTTGGCAGACCTTGCTAAAATAGTTTGTATAGAGAATGGAATTATAGTATAATATCAAAGTAAAACAAACGCTCTATGGCTAAAAACAAAGTTATATCTGATGACGTTCAAAGGAGTGCTATCCAAACTGTTAGCGAGACTTTCAACTTCTATAAGACGCAATCAGAACAATACAGAGACAGAATGTCTGATGTATTAGAAACATACAACACATATAAAGAATATAAAACAGCAGGGGGTAAGGTTAGCTTTATAGTTAATAAGGCTTCAGAGAATGTAGAGAAATGGCTACCTCGTATTATTGCTAAGAACCCACGATTCCTTCTTTCACGTAACAGTGATAGATTCGGAGTTGGTGATTTTGATAAAAGAAGAAAAGAACTAGAAGAGAAAACAAGAGCTGGGGAGATTTCAGTTGAAGAAGCAGAGAGCGAATTAGCTCTTATAGGAGGAGAGGAGAAAGCTTTCACATCTGAAATGGCTAACCAAGCACAAGCCTACCTAACTTATCTATTTGATGAGTACGATTTGCGTGACCAAGTTAGAGCATGGGCTAAGTCTATGCTTGTTTATGGTACTGCAATTGCTAAAGTTGATTATAAATATGATGTTGAGAAACAACGTGACTCTAAAGGTAATGTAGTCCAAAAGGTTGTTGGAGAATACCCAGCAGTTGATGTACGTTCATGGAAGGATATCTATGTTGACGCTCGGATTAAGAACATTAAAGACCAACCAGCCATTATTGAATTACGTGAAAGAGTACGTCTTTCAGAGCTAGAGAAGAATGATAAATACTTTAACCTAGATAAGGTTAGAGAGATTTCTAATATGGCTGAGGCTGACCAATCAATGACTGACGAGACTTATAGAGAGAGAGTAAGAACTATCCTTGGAATAGAGGTTGGCGACGATGTTAAGCCTATCAACAAGAATAGCTTCTCACTTACTCAATACTATGGGTATTTTGAAGTGGACGGTAAAGAAGATATGTACGAGATTACTATTGTTAA